GATTACAGACTTCTAGCAGGAGTTTTCATCGGATTTACATTATCCCTGCCTGTCTACACACTTGGCCTTTACTTAGTTTACCTAAAGATCACTGCTTCCGTCACACAAATTGTTAATGAATACGGGCGGACGTAGATCTCAAAATGGACGCAGACGCAACAGGCGTAGGAACCTGGCTCGAGGGGCTAGACCGGTTATTATGGTCGCCCCCGCTAGGAACCCTCAACGACCAAGACGACAACGAAGACGAGGTAGAGCAACTAACAGAACACGCGGAAATGCCAAACCAAACATCGGCCATACATTCGTATTCGGCAAGGACAACATCCTGGGCAACTCCTCCGGGAGTCTCACGTTCGGGAAGAGTTTATCAGAGTGTCCAGCATTCTCTGATGGAATTCTCAAAGCCTACCATGAGTATAAGATCACAATGGTCACGATGCAGTTTGTCACCGAGGCCGCTTCAACAACCTCAGGTTCCATCTCTTACGAATTGGATCCACACTGTGAGCTCACCTCTCTCGCTTCCACGATCGACAAGTTCATACTTCGAACCAATGGAAGGAAAGTCTACAACGCCGCTCTCATCAACGGGCAAGCATGGCGATCCTCTAAGGAGGACCAATTCAGGATTCTCTACAAAGGAAACTCCGGGAAGAGTGATATCGCCGGCTCCTTCCGTTTTACGATTAGAGTCGAAGTCCACAACCCGAAATAGGTAGACGAGGAACCCAAACCAGACCCACAACCAGACCCTCCACCACCCACTCCAGGGCCCAGCCCGGAGCCTCAACCAGTCAAAGAAGAACGTTTTATCGTTTACACTGGTGTGATGGTGACGCGGATCAAAGCTCAAACTACGGATGATTCCATTTCTCTATATGACATCCCTCGGCAAAGATTCAGGTACATAGAAAATGAAAATTTTAATTGGTGCCAATTGGATGCCCAATGGTATAGTAAAAGTTCTATCAAAGGAACTCCTTTACTTGTAATACCCATTCCTGATGGGGAGTGGTCAGTTGAGATCTCTACAGAAGGGTATCAACCCACCAGTAGTCTCACTGACCCTAATAACGGAAAGATAGACGGAATGATAGCATATTCGGATAATCAAAGTGAGTTTTGGAATGTGGGCGTCTATAAAAATTGTGCAATTTCTAACAACAAAGCCGATAATACATGGAAGTACGGTCACCCTGACTTAGAGTTAAATGGTTGTCATTTCAACCAGAACCAAGTTATGGAAATTGACGGTGCAATCAGTTGCCACGTTGTTACGAACGGCCCTGAAGCAGCAATCTTCATTGTGGCTCCAGCTGTGCAATGTCAGTCTAAGTATAATTACGCAGTATCTTATGGTGCTTGGACTGACCGAAATATGGAAATTGGTTTAATTACTGTTTCTTTGGACGAGAAGAACAGTTCTAAGGGTTCCGCAACGATAAAACCCCGACGTCTAGGCCACGTCGAGGCAATCACATCAAATGAAATCGTCCCATGGCCTCCTCAAAGACAAGAGGAAAACACTCCCACAACAGTGGTATCTGAGCAAGCTCAGCTGCAAATTGAAGAGAAGGAAAACTCTTCACCAGTGGAACATACCCGTGGAATTTGGACAGACAACCCTGAGTTGGTTGGATTGGATGATGGAGACGGCGGGATATACTGGAATGACAATCTCCCTCTAGCTGCTGAGGTGGAAGATTGGAGCTTCTTAAAAGAGCCTGTTGAATCAACATATCCTCCCCGACCAGTGTTGGTGGAGATGACTGAAGGCCAAACGAGAGCTCGAAACCGGGAGACAGACACTGACAAATTCAGAAACCGAATGAATCTCCGACACGCACCGACGGGTAAGTATGATAGAGATTATGCTAATAAGGAGAACATCAACCCTGATTCTCTTTTCCCGCCCGTTGACGATATGGCACGCGCTCACAATCTTAATCCATTGGAAAGAGCTGAAATGAGCCGCCAAGTAGCTGCGAAGAAGCAAGGTTGGTTTTCAAGACCACCCAGTAACTTCAAACCAGCTTTATCGTCAACCTCCTCCCTGGGGGGTAACCTCCGGCCTAAACATGATCTGAGTAAACTCAATGTTGATCAACAGAGAGAGTATGAAAAGATCTTACGACAGGAGGGGAAGACACGAGCGAGGCTTTTCTTAGAGAACCTTCTGGATGCG